CCTTAGTAACTCTCTTAAGGGTCTTTAGAAAGTTTTCTGAATCCTTTGATAGATTATTAAAACCTCTTTCAATAGGTATCATGGCTATTGCAGACTTAGTTGCTGAAAAAGCTAATGCACCCATTGCTACTGTTGCGGCTGCCAATGCTCCTGCAGCTACGTTTGCTGATTTTTGAAAACCAGTTAGTTGAGTATTAGCTTTCTTAAATTCAGCACTATATTTATCATATGCCTTAATAGTAATAGCTACTACTGCTCCTCCTGTTGCTCCACTTAAAAATCCACTTACCATTTTTTCTTATTTTTTCTCATTGCTTTCTTGTGGTCTCTATCCTTCCTCTGGATATACTGTATAACAGCTTGATATTCTCTAGAAGATAAGTTCTTGACATCTTCGAATGTCCAATGAAAAGTTTCACAAATAACTAATTCATTCCTTATTCTACTAGAGGTTTCTGAAAATCTGCGAACCCGTTAACTTTATTAATAGCTTGTTGAATTTCTAATCCATCCTTCATACCTAATTCATTAAACTCTTCTTCAGTCATACCAGTACATAAAATAATCATTTTCTTAGAACTTTCTCCTTGAGAGAGTTCAGAAAAATCTATCATATCTTTGTACTTAAGTTCTTTGATTTCAAATTCCTTATTTCCAACTGTTACTTTTTCCATATTGACCTCCTTTCACTACCATTGAATACCATCGTGATACAATCCACTTACGAATGCATTATTGTATTCTATTAAGTTAATTGAACCAGCTCCTATTTCTATAGTTGTTTCGGTCAGACCTTCATTAGTACTTGGAACTTCCATTGTTCTAATCCAACATCCACTTAAATTAAATGTTGCGTGTTTAGATCCAATTGTAGGTTGATCACCGTTCATATCAAATTCAAAATTGAATTTACTACCTGTGTTCTTGTAGTCGTGATATAACATATCTGCATAGTCTGCATCTAAATCTGCTGTTACACTTATTGTAATATCTCTGTTTCCAGTAGATGGTGCAACTGCTTCTCTTGATCCATTTAGATAATGCATTCCTTCACGATTGTTATTCACAGATAATTCAACTGATTTAACAGTAGTTAATCCACTCTTAGATCCGTCTATGTCAACGAAGTTTGCACTACAGTCACTCCATAGATAAGGTCTTGGTGTTAGTTCAATTACAGTAGTAGTTGTACCACTTGAATGAGCTAATCCTTGTCCTATATAATCTACTGCTAAAGTAACTTTTTCTCCTTGAGCTGCATTTAACGTAACTGTATTTGGTACAGCTCCATTAACTGTTCTAATAAAGTTTCTTCCTGTTCCTGGTGCTTGTTTTGAGTCTTCTATAGTAAAGCTTATCGGGTTGTTTAATTGTCCAGTTCCACTTGTAAATGGACTTTGTTCAATACTTGTTGGGATCATTGTTGCATATCCTTCATTAACTGATGAAGTTGTTCCACTCTCGGAATAAATACTTCCAATAGCGAATGCCATCATCTGCATGTTCTGTGCATTAAAAGTTAATGTACCTGTTACATCTTTAGGTCCTAACTCAATCATATCTACTGATCTTTGACCTGTTCCTAAATATCTATTCTCTAGAATATTATCAGCATCATCAATAGAATGTTCTGTTACTTGTCCTACCCAGAATACACCTGATCCACCACCGTAAACTGCTCCATAGGTTCCACTCTCGTAAATTCCTAGTACTTTGTTTTGGTCGCTTGTATATCTTGCCATGTTTTACCTCCTTTCAGTTATCCAAAAAATTTGTATTGGATTGTTATAACTCTTGATTTAATTCCTTTCTCTCCATCTTCTACCACTTCAACGGCACTCAATAATTGAAAATCATGTATCTCTGCATCTATAGAACCACTTGCTATGTATTGTATGTCTGCTAATCTATCTATAGCACTTTGACTAATTTGATCTTTCTCTTTCTCATTACGACCCCATACTCTTACTTCAATAGGTACAGTCATATCCATTGCACTTGTTTGCATACCTGCTCTAGTAGCTTCTATGTTAGTTATTCTAAGTGTTATTATAGGATAGTTAGCTGGTCTTTGTGGATAAGAAGTCATTACGAATTTAGATTTAGCTGAACGTTTAGAAGTAAGTGGATCTGTTATATTTGCAGTTAGATCTGTTTTTAAGAAGTATAAAATATCTGCTATTATTGTTTCTCTTGTAGTTACCATCGCTTTGGTTGTTTGTAACTCGCTTGTTACATTAGTTTAAGGTTATTTACATTTATATAATATAAGTAGATAGGTATATACTATATTGTATCTATCTCCCTTTGTATTATTTGTGCTATCTTTTGTTTACTACGATCCTTTGAATTATTAAAATGACGTCTTGACTTTATTCTACTAGTACCATGCTCAAGATGTTTACTATAAGCAAGGTTTGAGAATATTTGTGCTGATGTTTTTTGTACTGCCATGTCTACTGAATTAAGAAAACGACCTGTATCTACTGAAGTAGGTTCTGGTCTACGTCCTGCAATACTTGATTTAACTTCACCTTGTAAGAATAATGCTGCTTTGTTTAAACCAATTACTTCCTTTACATCTATTTTAAGTTTTTTATTCTTAAGAAATCTTCTTGTACTTTCTACACCTGATATTTCTACACTAGTGCTCATTCTCCAAATAGACTACCTGGACCCGTTAACTGTCTTAGATAGATCTTCCTATAGATTGATTGATCGCTTACACGAGCAGTATTAATTCCATCTGCTATTATTCCATACTCTGCATGTATTGGAGATCCTATTCCTACTCTAGCACATAATTCAGATCCAGTAATAATTATACTTCCATGCATAAACATCTTAATGTCTCCATCTATTAGCTTACCTTGTTCTACTAGTAAACTATCGTCAGATCCTCTTATATCATTAATAGGTAGTTGTATACCAGAGGTCCATGTCTCAGTATTAACTGTTAAAGATACATCGTCATCCCATACAGAACCTATTGTACTTGTAAAATTAGTTACTCTTACCCTAGTTCCAGCTAAGTTTATCAATCTATCTACACCTGCTGCTAATCTATTTTTTAACATTTTTAACTTAAACTCTTTCCGACTATATAACTTCTACCTAGACTTCTTAATTTCATTTCAGCCAACATCCTATACTGTGATGCACTCATTGCTTCACCAGTTTCTTCAATAGAAAGTTCTGCCAATTTAATTTTTTCTCCACCACTTTGTGCATTAAGTAAATCCACAATGTCAGCTTTAGAAAAGTCTACGATAGCTGGTTGATACTTGTCTTCTATTGAATTAGATCCAATAGACTGACCAGTGTAATTAGCTACGTGTTGCCTTGCCATGTCCACAATAGGAACTAAGTTACCACTCATTCCAACAGGTATTGTACCTATTGAATTATAGAGATACGTTGCTATACTTCCAATTGTGCTTAATGTTTCTGCCATTATAAATTCCATACTGAGTAATCTTTTGCATTCTGATTAATGTAATACCCAACTGTTACTACACAATAGTTACTCAACTCTTTAATTACTTCAAGGTTTGCTCCTTCCCAAAAGGATAAACCGTTATTGAAGGAGAAATGATTTGTTCCTTCTTTTACTTCTAGGAATATTTTTGAGTTCTTTCCATCATTGATTCTAAAGATTAGACGACCTCCTGTATTACTTATGAGTAGATCTGTTATCACAATGCCGTTATTCGTCTCTATGAGCCTCTGGGTAGAACTTTCTAGTATGTTAAAGACTTTCACTTTCTTGTCTCTTATTAATTCACCTGCCATTAGCAATGTTCATGCATTAGCAAATTCCAATCTACACTTAAAGGTCTATTTGCTAAATTATTTACTTGTAATAAATATGCTGAACCTGCAGCTAATATTAAATCTCCACCATGAATACCTGTTCCAACTTCTCTAAACTTAGCTAATTCTCTATCTTTTAGACTATCACTTATCATACTTTTCTACCTCCTTGTAATTTCTATTAATCATATTTCAATCAACCTCATTGTTTTTCCTACGTTTGGTGCATCTGTATTTAAAAACAAATTTCCTTTCGTGGATAAATAAGAACCCATTGCTTTCTTTAAAGTTATTGTTACTGGTTCTGAAGTAGTGAAGGAAACGCTAGTTTTATATGTTTCGTAACCATCTTTAGAAATTGTTATTGTTGTTGGACTATAATCTGTTTTAACTAATTTATGGATCCCGTAAACCCTTATCAAATATTTAGCAGTATATTCAGCATCAGCAATAATATTATCTTCAGCGTCGACAACCTTAACATTGGCTCCTGTTATTACATTTCCATCTTCATCTTTTAAATCTAAATCTAAATAATATTTTATATCGCAATTTGCATTAGCTGCTGAACTTCCTGTTGTATTTCCATCAAAATCATCAAACAAACAATCTACTAAAGATACAGAATTACTATAAGCCCAAAACTTTTGTGTCCCTTTAAATACTAAATTATAAAGTGTACCACCAGATCTACTTAATACACCACCACTTTGAATAAATTTAAAACCATCAAAATTTACGGCACTTGTATAAAGATAAAGATAAGCTGAACTATTATACCAAACACAATCTTTAATAGATGAACCGTCAGCCATATAAGCCGACATATAAGTTGTTCCTTGTGTATAAATTTGACTTTCAATCCAATTTATTAAACATGATAATTGGTGTTCATAACTATACATTGTAGGACTTCTAAAACTTGAACCATACATATTCCAAGTTCCACAATACCAATGATAACCCTGCGAACTTCCTGCTGGATTAGGACAACCGTAATAAATCATGTTTGATTGATTTTTAGTATAAACACCCGTATATTCTCCCATAGTAAAAGTTGAATTATTATCCATTGTTAAAAGTCCATATTGATCAGACTTACCTAATTGGAATTGTTCACTTATTGTTGTTCCTATTTCAAAAGTTGTTGCGTTAGTTCCATTATAACAAGGATTTACATTATCCCCTACTCTTAAACCAGCTTCTAAAATATATGTATCTCCTACTTTGGTCATTACACCCCAACCTCCTGCAACATCAGCATTATAAATATCTGTTAAAGTATTGGTTCCACCATCTAATTGAACTGTTAAATCTTTACATCTTGGGGACGTTGTTTGATTAGCTCCTCCTTCTGTTACTGACCCAGCTATTGCGGAAATTCTAGCTCTAATTATAAAACCATCTCCTGTGGAAGAATAACCACCAACACCACTCCATGTTCCAGCTCTTACTCTGAACTTTTTCCAAGAAGTTGGTTGTGTAAAAGTTACAGTATTACTTCCCGTTGTTGTAAATCCATTTGTGTTGTCAGTTACTCCACTCAAAGCCGTCCATGTATCTTGTGCCGATAAATATTCCCAAGCTATTGTAACTCCTGCAGATAAAGCAGTTCCAACATTAAGTGTTAGTTCTTCCCATAAAGCATTATTGTGTCCAAAGGCGACATAATCATCAACAACTGCATCATCTCTAAAGTAATCAAAAGTAATTCTTGAATGAGATAGGTAATAAGAAATACCAACTAAACTATTAACAGAGTCAAAAGTAAATAATCTAGTTAAGTCCTGTCCATTATTATAAGTTATCGCCATATGTCTCCAACTCCTTAATTAAACTTTCCAGTTCATCAGTTTCCTGTATAGGTAGTAGGATTACAAAATCTTGTTTATCTTCGTCAAGTGATTCTTTCCATTCAATTAATTCATTTGCTTTTTCATTATCTTGCTTTGTTATTTCAAGTTGTTGTTTAAGATCAATTAAATTAACTACTCTTCCTTCACCAGTAATTCTAAATTCTGTTTCATTTATTTTTTCTATAGTCATTTTTATGTCCAACTTCCAATATTAGTAATTAGATTATCTGCATAAGTAAGAGTTTGAACATATGATCCTGCTCCAATGTATTTTACTATGTTACCTATCTCACTACCTGTTACTCCAGTGGATGTTCCAGAGATTATATATTCTAATTTGATTAAAGGATTATTATTTACGTTTGTTGGTTCTACGCTTAAAGGATAAAAAGAACCTATAAGATTGTTACCACTCTGTATGTATACACTATCTACATTGGCACTTACAGAACCAATGATTATATTACCAGAAATAGTTGCCTTAACGTGTAGATCACCATCTGTGTCTACTATCGCAAAAGGACTTCCTATATTTTGTCCGAATATTTGTGCCATTTATACTCCATTAAATTGCTCCTGAAGTATGTAGATTTCCTGCACCATCACAATTAAGAGGTACTGCTACACTACCACAGCTAAGTCCACATAACATTACTAAAGCGAATGTTCCACTTTGTTGATAAAATACTCCACCACTGATGGGTATTCCTCCAATTAATTCGTTTGTCATTATTGCGTTGAACCTATGTTAATCCATTCACTACCTGCTGCATACTCACATAGATATATCTTTTCGTTTGCCCAGTCTATTGCTAAACCACTTGACATTCCAGTAGATACTATGTTATTTGTATTTGGATCACCATTCACGTAAATGATTGTTGGTGCTCCTGCAGTGTTTCCAGGTATTACTTTTAATGCTTCTTGCATTCCGACTTGTAATCCTAGCACTCCACTTCCTGTACTATTTACCATATATATTTTTCTCTCCTTTTAATGTCGCTCTCTAGTAACTAGAGAAATGCCCTAAGGCTTGATTCCTAAATTCATGAATCATAAAAATTAAGCAGTTGTGATCTTTGATACAGCTTTACTTCTCAGTAATTGTACATCTATTCTCATTGTTAAAACAGCACCTTCCATGTCGTATGTTGGTAAAGTTACCTTTTCCATTGTCAAATCTCTCTTCAGTGCAATACCGTACGCTCTTGATCTATCTAGAACATAAGCGTATTTCTTGTATGTGCCTGGAGTTGGACTTGCTCTATCATCGAAAAGAACAACGTTTAATCCATATACGTTACCACGGAAACCTTTATTTAACATGTCAGTGTTACCAGCTTTATTTGCTTCTACAAATGTATCTATATTTCTTAGATCGTTTAATACCTCCGTTCCGATTAAAATATCAGTTGGGTTGTATCCACTATCTTCTAAGTCTTGCATAGATTCAGTTATGTTAGCGATTGTTAAAGTTGCACCACCGGCTGTAGTTGCGTTCGCTCCATCTAAGGCTAATAATATTAACTCAGTTTCCTTTTCTGCAAATCTACGTCCTGCAATCTTAATATTCTCTGATAACAATGAAAATTGTGAATCTTCCATCATCTCTCGAGTAATTCTTACTGCGATACCGTATTTGTTAGGTGTGAACTCTATTGTTTCATACCCAATTGCGTCTAAAGGAACTTCTGCACCTTCAGCTATTCTGTCAATATCCAAAGTGTCCTCTTCAATCATATTATAATCGAATGATGAACCTGGGAATCCTGACCATACTTTAGCTGCAAGCTCTCTCGGAATAAGGTTTTTACCTTGTTCGTCAAGAAGTTCTGGCATAATTAGTTTAGGGATCAAAAGAGTACCGGCTGTACCAGCATCTCTATTTATGTATTCTTTTATTTGATTGAATGCCATATTATCCGAATAGATTAATTACACCGTAGTTATTAGTACCTGATGCAATTGATTGCATTGCTCTACCGACTATTGTATCTTGTAAACCACCTGTTCCACTTGGGGCTGCGATCCAGTTATTTACATTACCTGATAAATTGTGTCCTACTAATCCACCACCTGATACGATTTCTCCAGCTCTACAAAGGTACATACCTTTAGTTGCTACTGGTGCGTATCCGTTTGATCCTGTGTTTTGAACAGCAATACCATTAAATAAACCTTCTGATGCCTTTACGAAAATCAAGTCGTCAGTCGAAAATGTGTTTGCGCCACTACCTGTTAGAGTACTAGTTCCTGAAAATGCCATTACAAAGTCACCACCTGATAATACACAACGTGCTTTACCAGTAATTATCCCTGGGTTACCAAAATCTTGTACATTTTGAGCTCCCAATGGGTTTGTGTTTTGACTTGTACTTACCATTTTATCTTACTACCGTGAAGTTAGCTTTACCAAAGCCTTTTGATTCGACAATATTGTATCTTTCTTCAACTTCTTCTTCTTCCTCTTCAGCATCTTCTTCTTCAGGTTCATCGGCTTTCACCTCTTCTTCAGGTTCTTCTACTTTAGGTTCAGGTTCTTTAGCTGGTTCAGGTTCCGCAACAGGTTCTTCAACTTTAACTTCGTCTGCATCTGCTTCCTTAACTTTTGTTAATTTGTCAATTGCTTCTGCCATTAATGTTTTAAGACCTTCTACTTGTGCCTCAACTTTAGATTCAAAACTATCTAGTCTGTCTTTGATATTAGCTTCTTCCATATTTATACCTCCTTTTAACTCTATAGAATCATCTTTTGATGAATGTGAATAAGCCTCTTGGAAGACTTTAATGAATGTTGCATTTGGATCCGCTGGTACTGCAACTAAACTTAACTCTTTAAATATAATACCCCGAGGTATAATTACGCCGTCTTCTTCATCTACATCGGTAACCATTGCACCTACAGATACAGTGTTTAGATCTCCTCTTTCGATTAGTTCTCTTGCTTTAGCATCATTTACTATTGCTTTGAATCCTACAAATCCATTTTCAATATCGAAACTAGATCCTACTACTTTACCTACAATTGAATCAATAGAATTATCGTGGTCCTTTAATAATGGCACACCAGTTAATGTATGTGAACTCTTTTCTAATTCTTCTGATAAGAATTTATGGTTGTTAGAAGTAGTAGTTGCATTGATTGCTACACCATCGATTATAAAATCTGCATTGATTGGGTTTGTATTAAACTCTTTAATTGGTACATTGAAGTTTAAGTTTATATTTTGCATAAAATAAATAGGTAATTTATCTTTAAATATATTAAGACGTCTAGTATATACCTACTTTTTCTTTAAATCTACGTACCTTCTTATTTGTCGTCGACGAGTGACTCCTTTTTGATTACCTGTTACATCTAAATTACCTTGTCTTATATTTTCCTCTTCGCCAAAGAATTTGTTTTCTGTACCACCAAACATTTGTTGTGTTCTAGAATTAACGCCACCTGAACCTGTATAGTCTACCCATGGTCCTATTACTGGTAACACTTCTTCTGTTACAGCAGGATCACCTTCTGCCACTAAGTATTGAATATCTGTACAACTCGCTTGATGCAATACTCTTTGTTGAGTTACTGGATCTTTATAGATTGGCATTATCCTATACATAACCTCATATTATAAGGCATTTCTTTTATTCTTGTTAGAACTAATTCTTTTATATATTCTTGAGTTTCTTTATCATAGTCTTTAAATTCTTTCATTCTTCCAAGATTAATTTTTTAGTTGACTCTCTTACTTTGTTCATTGCATACACCATACAAGTACCACATAACCATATGCCATTATAGTTACAAAGAAGTATACCTGGTTGTGGTAGTACTCCACACTTCTCACATTCATAGTTCTTTAATTGGTTTTTAATCTCCATCTTGTATGTCTACGTATTCTGGTTCCTCAAACCACCATGGTATGTCTGTCATTCTATTATAGCAACAGTACTACATCTACACGATACATGTGCAGGAGGTATTGTTTCTCCTATATTAAATATTTTACCATTGAGTGCTTCACATTGAGCACATGTTCTATCACTTAATGCAGCTAACCATCTAACCTTACTTACGTTCTTTTCCTTATATAGTTTTGTTAGTGCTAAGTTAGATAAACGAACTGTCTCTGTTCTTACTATTGGATTATATCTTGCAGCTCCAGATTTAATTAATTTCCCATCCTTTAATCTATCAGGCATATTAATATTGTTACGTAGTTCATTTTCTATTTCACCTATAGTTCTATTGTTCTTGAATCCGTCTTTTAGTACTACCCTTAACTTATTGATATCCTTTTCTCCTAATAGTCCTTCAGCTAAATCTAGATTGTTCTTAGCTAATAGATTAATGAATTTGTCCTTATCTGTAATGCTTAATGTACTAACCATGTAGTCTAAGTAATTGAATCCCATTTGTTCTTTAAGATTGACCCATTCTTTTAATGTCATATCAGTTGGATTCTTCTCGAAGATTTGATGACCTTCTTTAAATGATTGATTAGCATTAGGCTTAGCACCTGGTACTTCTGGTTGAGGTACTTCCTTTTCTTTCTTAGCTTCTGATGATTCTTCATTCTCTTTATTAGCATCGTTCATAGCAGTTCTCATTTCTTCTTTATCTTTTTCTGCTTGAGCTTGTGCCTCTTGTGGTGTAATTAATATATCTTCTAGTCCTTCTATTTCAAGTATTCTAGCTAACTCGATTTCTGCTCCTGCTCTAAGTGCAGGTGATGTACTCATTCCATTTATGATACTATTTAACTTTTCTATACGTGCATTGATTTCATCTTCACCAGGTAACTCCCATACGAATTCAGGTATCTCATCGAATCCATTAGCAATAAGTAATGGCTTAATGATCTTACCTTTGATTACTTCTTGAGTTATTAATTGTAAGCTGTGAATAAATCTCTTATAACCTGCTCCTTGTTCTTTAGCTATACCTTCATTTAGTTGTCCACTACCCATTAATACTTCTGGTACTTGAGTACCTCCTAAGAATTGTCTATAATCATGTTCAGCTAATTTAATATGATGTTCACCTAAGTTAGGAGAATCTAACATCTTAATATCTGCGTTTCCGTCAGTCACCCATTCAGTCTTATTGTTTAAGTATTGTAAATCTTTCTTAGCTTGGTCTACTACATCAGGACTTAATTGTTCACCTGGTTGTCCTATCTTAATATGATATGGTGCACCTGCTTTTCTTTCTACTACTATGTGTGCTCCTTCTTCTGCCTTACACATGTTAGTTAATATCTTTTCTGTAGAATAAATAAATCCTATTCCATAAGGATCGTTAGGTAATAAATTGAAAGTTAAGTGTGCTATCTCATCTGGTTTAAATTCTTGTAACTTCTTCTTAGTAGGTTTAAACGCTTGTAGGTCACCTTTGTATTGAGTATATTTCTGAACGTCACCTTTATCATTTCTTTTAACATACATTTCGTTGGCATTTAATACTCTCATATTCGGTGCATCTACATCTTTGTTTGTTTCCTTATTTTTAAGTTTAAGAGGTTTCTTCATATCTAATTCCATAAAACCATTACCCTTCAAGTATGCCTCTCTTACCCAGCTTCTTAACTTAGTATCAAAACCTGATGTTTCAACAAAGTCATCTATGATAGCTTGTGCGTTTGGATTCTTTACTCTTATTTCAAAATCACTTACTACTGAGTCTGCTACTTTGTTTGTTACTCCAGACACTCGTCCATCTTTGGTATAAAGTAATTCAGCATCTTCAAATTCAAATGGATGTTGTGCTCCTAGTTCTTTAGGAAATCGTACTTCCTTGTCATCGATTATTCCTTTAAACTTCTCTGCTAGAAAACTTGTTTCTTTAGTTTCCTTAGGTAGAATGAATGTTCCATTGAATTTCTTCTTAGTCATAGAAATAATAGGTTATTTGTATTTAAATAATATAAGATGTTTAGTATATACTATCTAATGAAGGGAGATTTAGTTGTTGTTATGTCTAATTCGAAATACATCCTCATCATTAAGGCATCTCCATAATCAGGTGATCTTCCACCTTTGATGTTTTGCTTTATCTCTTCCTTAGTTAATATACCAATCTTAGTATCCTTGTCCAGGTCCTTAGCTTTAATATGTTCTAAGTCCTCAACTAACTTATTCTTAAAGTTTATTTCTATCTCTTTGAATATACCTACTTTGTCTTGATTAACATATTCAGATAGTCTGAAGTAACATTGAGATCTTAGGTTCCTGAAGTTATGTATTTTGAGTCCTTGCTTAGATTCTATTGGACGACTACCACCTACAAAGGCTTTAACATTCATACCCTTCATCTCTCTTAATATATCCACTGCTCCTCCACCTACTCCATCATCATCTACTATTATTTGACTAGGAGGTATGTGATGGAATTTTGCGATATTCTCTACATAGTTAGCTACATCAACCATACTCGTCTTAGGATACACTCTAATAGCATCTACCATCATGTCTGTCCATAACATGATCACTGTACTATCTGCTCCCCATCTTGCTACATCAACAGATAAATATTGTTTGTTTTTTGCATGTCTTTGTATCTCTATTCCGAACATGTCCATAATCTTATCATAATGAAATAGAGAACCTGGATCATCTGCGTATTCCCAGTTACCATGTAGTAGTCTTTCTCTACTTACTGGATCTAAGTGTTGTAAGTTCTCTGCATATACATCAGGCATAAAAGGATTATCTCCTACTAATGCTGGTATAAATGCTTTATGTTTATCTAATCTTCCTTCTTTACTTGCTCTGTAGAATCCTTCATATAAGTATGGTATCTTAGTTGGATTAGTTGCTAATAGAATTTTAGGTATTAAATCGAATTCATCCAATTTATATCTAATACGTGATTTAAGAATCATAAAGGCTTTCTCTGTAATCTGTGAACACTCATCAACGAATGCTCCTGTGAACTCTGTTGAACCAAGGTTATCGAATTGTGGATCTGCTGGATAGAAGTATAAATCTTTTAGGTATACTGAGCTACCATTAGAGAATTTGATTGTTCCTTCTATACTGTTATATCTGTATGTTATTCCTTCAGATTCAAGTGCTTCTTTCCATTCACCTAATATTCTAAAGAATGTTAATAAGGTAGATTCTTTAAGAGATTTAAGTACTGCTCTACCCATTAGCCATCTGCTACTTGGATACTTAATACAACAATAGATTAACCATACACAACCTAGATGAGATTTACCACCACCTGCACCGCCTCCGTAAAGTAGTTCCTGTGTTGTTTTATCATTCAGTATCTCCCATGCTATGTCCTGCCTCTTGTTCGGCTTCCATCTTACTATTTTCATGTTCGATGATGAACTTGATCCCTTCTCCTTTGTGTGTTGTTTCATTTTCTACCTTTTCTATAAATCCTCGATGTCTCAATCTAGTCTTAGCATAGAACATTAATAATTGAGCGTTACCTTCTAATGCTTTACGTCTTATTGCATCTACTATCTCATCATCTAAGGTATCTATTGTATTCTGTAAGAGTTCTTTGAAGGTAACTTGTTCTTTCCATCTTTGGTATGTTCTTCTTACTATTCCTGCTTTTGTACAAGCCTTGCTAACATTACCGTGATTTATAAATTCCTTTATGAATATACTTTTCTTTACTACTGTTGAGACATTTTCAGACATCATAATTTAAAAAATTATTTCTTAGCTTTCTTTACTGCATCTAAGCCAGATTCCATTATAGTGTATATGTTTGAGTACCCTTTAAATTTGTACTTCTTCTTCTTAACAAACACATCTATGTTGTATCTCTTAGATAAGTGTGGATCGTACTTTTCACCTTCATCAATAAGTTCAAAGTTCTTTAGATCACAATACTTAGCCCAGTCTATTTCTTTAGTATCTGGTTTCTTTGTTGTTGCGAATCCTTGTCTTTTCCACTTCTTGGTCCATACGTCTAGCTTGTCTTGAAATTCGGATACTGCAGCTGCACTTGCAAATGGTAATCCTTTCTTATTAGCTTCTGCTTCGTACTTAGTTATTTCTGCTCTAAATTGACTTTCTGGTGATCTTACTCTTCTTCCACCTTCTACTGCAATTGGCTGAAATCCCAGAGTATCTCCATCTCCTGTAGGCGATTGACTTAGTTCGTCCTTAGTTGGATTTCTTATCATTTTTTACCTCCTGATTTTTTAATTGATCTTCAGTTGATTTTATCACAAAACTGGTATCTGTTATCTTATCGTTTAGTAGTTCTAGTTCTTCTGCTTGTGCTTTTCCTTTAATCTTATTTAAATAACCTATGTATTGATTAGTGAATGCTCTATTCATCTTGTCTAGATTAAGTCTATCCTTAGCATATTGGTATTGTTCTCTCATATCTTCTAGTAACTTCTTTTGATTCTTTAGATTCTTTTCTGTGAATTTTATTTCTTGTTCGTTCATTCTATACCTCCTTGTAATTTCTCCCCTGCAAGTTTATCTATTTCTTCAAAATACTCTTTTGCACAATGCTCATTTTTAAATTTATCTTTCAATTCTTTAATAAACTCTTTAACATCTTCAGTTCTAACGCACCAACCTATTCCTTCATAATGATGATCTTCAGCCATTACTATTTTATCACTCAGACTCATTTGAATAGCTCGTATCCTTTTGAACATTTTTTATATATATGATCTTGCCATAGAAATAAGTATTTATCATCTGTGTTTGATGGTTTGTATTCTGCACACTTGTTATCCACTAACCATTTTGCTGAGTCCAATAGTACACTTTTGCATAAACATGATTCTTTTTCGATTATTATTTCTTTATCTCTTATTTCTTGTTCTTCGTTCATTCCTTCTTCTCCGTTATTCTTTTACTTTCTTCTACTGCTTTGTAAAGTGCTTCTTTTGATTTATCAAAACTAATCGCTATCATACTATTGTCTTGGCGAAAATAAATATCTCTATCTTCATCTACTTCAATTTTTAATGTTCCATATCCTTTAAACACTTTAGGAAAAACTTCTTTTTGTTTGAAATATAAATAACTATCATACCAAATTTTCCCTTTCACTTCACCCTTTAAATGATGATATTCATCTCTAGTTATCTCTACACAACCCATTTTCTTTATCATTTCTTGTGCTTGTTCTTTTGTTATTTTCATTTTGTTGTTACTAAATTATAGGAAATAATCTTTTCTTCATCTTCATCTATCTTTTTAATTATTAATTTTAAATTGTCTAAAACCTCTTTTCTAGTAAGATCACTATTTAGTCTTGTTTCAAAATCTACTTCCTCTTCATATATTATTCTCATTTAATTGACCTCTTAGATCCATATTGATTCTCCCAGTTTAATTTCATTTCTAATATGAATCTCATTACTTCTTCTTGAGTTGCGTATCCCCAACAACATGCCTGTCCATCCTCAATTAATCTAAATTTAATCATTCTTTTTCATGAACCTCTTATCAATCTCTTCTATTTGTTCGTCTATTGCCTTACGACAATATTCATCTGGTTTGAATTCTGGGTACTCATTAAAAAAAAGGTGATGTCGGAAGTTAAAACCGACACTCCTTTGAACAATCTTTTCGTTTGGATCTATTCTTCTTCCCATTATTCTCTTGATTTTTTAATAGCATACGTCATCAAGTTTCTCATAAACCAAACACTAGCAAAGGTAAATATGTTAGCAACAATGTATAGTACATACCATACTGCTCCACCAACTTTACCCATTGTATCAGTTCTTGCGTTGTATTCTTTTTTAGTTGTCATGTATTAATTAATGTATGTATGTTTATAAATGTATCCATAAGTAGTTTAATTCATTACCTACTTAGAAAGAGTAACTGTTTTCAAATTCCTCTAAAGAGAAATTAGGTTTAAATCCATTTGGACTATCTTCTTCATATTTCTTTAATTTCTCCCATAATTCAGGATAATCTTCCATAAGAATCTTTAATGATCCTTTACTTTGTTTTGGACATAACCAACAACCAGTTCTTTTAAATTTAAATAAGGGATGTTTAAGTCCTCTCTTTTCTAAATAATTTATACAATCTTGTTCTGTCCAATTCCAATCTACAAGAGGATATTTATATCCTTCTTTAAGATGTATTCTTTTAGGTTCATCAACTGCAATACCTAAATACCTAATGTTTCCTTTACATATGGGATCTAATAATTTAAATTTAGATTCTCTACTCCAATAACATGGAAATGCTGTTAAAGGAAATCCTCTTTGATTACCTTTACTTTTTCCCCTAATACATTTACCATAAAACCAATCATTAAAACTCTTTAAAGGTTTTAATCTTGTTATTTTCATATTTATCAATTCTTCTATTTTATTGATCCATTCATACATTTCTGGAAATTCAAGAGTAGTATCTGCAAATACTATTTCATCTATAGGCATTTTTAATTCGATCATTCTTAATAACATGGCAGAACTATCTTTTCCTCCACTAAAGGATACTATGTGTTTCATTTTGTAAATATATTATTTTAAAAGGAATATGAATTTCCACCATCTATGTTGATACAAGCACCATTAATATGACTTGCTTTGTCTGAACATAAGAATGCTACTAATGGACTAATATCATTTGGCTTACCTATTACTTTTGGTTTATCTATAAAAGGTTTACCTACATCTATATGTCCTGGACAGATTGTATTGAATGTTATTCCTTCGTATGTACCTGCTAGACATTTCATGTATGCTATCTGTGCAGATTTAGCTGCAGTGAATCCAGGGTTATGTCCTTTCTCTTTTCCATATATAGAACTAATAGTTATTACCCTTCCCCAATTCCTTGGAGTTTTCAAATAGTGATTAACTAGTTCAGCCATCATTACATAGTTCTTATGCATTGCTAACTTCCATTCTTTTGGATCACTTCCTATTCCTCCAGCATTGTTAATGAATATGTCTGACTTGTCTAATAAATCTTTTATTCTTAGTCTATCCATTCTGTTTAGTATGTCATAATCATTTGATCTAGATATATCATGTACTTTAACTCCTTCTCTTTCTAGTTCTTCCTTAATTGATTTACCAATACCTTTA